TTCTCCGTCGTCTCCGGCTGTCGTGTCGGATGTCAGTGCGTTCTTATACACCGTTTCATCCTCCTCATTGACCTGTGTTCCTAAGAATCCCGCCTTTACGATATTGACAAACGCTTTCACGAGGTTCTTTTTCTCCGGCTTGCCGTCTCCTCCGATATTCTTTGCCCTGCCGTTGTTGACCTTGTCCTCGATTCCCTCGTGTTCCTTTGCGTCAAGGTCGCACAGGAGGTCAAATTTCTCCTGCAATTCCTTTAATTCGTCCTTTGCTGCTCTTGCCTTGTCTAACTTTCCATCATTCACAAGGCTCTTGACCTCATTCTTTTTGTCATTGATTGCCTTGAGTAATTTCTGCATTTCTTTGTTCATGATTTCTCTCCTTTACTTTTTTAGATTCCGAACTCGTCCAAATCCGCAAGAATCTCCTGCTTTTCCGCCTCAATCCTTGCGTTTTCACGGTTCTGCATTTCTTTGATGACCGCATCGACGATGTTCTTTGTATCTGTTTCCTTTACCTGCTCCGGAATGTTTGCGTATTTCTCAAAATAATCTGACGTGCAGGCTGCGACTGCTGCCCGCTCCTCAACTTCAACATCGAAATACTCTGCAAGTTCCGAACCGTTGAACCACTTCTCTTTTGCCATGAAATTTTTGATTTTGTCACGGGTCACGCCCTCACGGGTGTGTTCCATATACACGTCGAGAATGGAATCCTCGCACAAATCAAGTTGCTTGATGACTTCTTTGAAATCGTCAGCGTTTCCCCATGCCATACAGAGAGGCTTGTGAATCATCGCCTGTGCCCCTGTTGCGAAATGTAATTCATCACACGCAAACATGATGACTGATGCGATAGACGCTGCCATTCCGTCAACATATCCAACCTTGTGACCGTTGTACCGTTTTAACTGGTTATAGATTGCCAGTCCTGCGAATACGTCGCCACCGCCGGAATTGAAATAGATGTCAATGTCCTCATATCCCTCTAACTGGTTGAGATAGTCTGCGATGTCCTGCGGACACTTGTCCTCCTCGTACCACATAGATTCCCATGTCGCCGACACTATATCTCCGTAGAAATATAGTGAACATCTACTCTGCTCCTCGTCGACGCTCAAGTCCAAATATCCGACATTTTCAACTTTTCCGGTTCGTTTATTCTTTTTTGTAAAATCAAAACGCTTTTTCTTTGCCACTATTATTCACCTCCTCCCGCTGCATCCTCGTCCTCTGCGTTGTCCGCATCGTCCGGCTCGTCGTTTTCCGGTTCTGCTCCGGCTGTTTCTTCCTGTTCCTCCGGATTTTCTTCCGGTTCGTCGGTTTCTTCGGTCTCTGCTTGACCTTTTTCGTATGCTGCACCCGCTTGTGTCAGCGGAACAATGCTGCCGTTTGCAAGTAAAACGTCGCCTCCGTCAGCATCCGGCAGGTCGAGTTTTCGTCTCGCCTCGTTTGCCGTCATGATTGACCCTGCAACTCCGTTTTTCAGATATTCCATTTGTGTCTTTGAATCCGTCCTAAATAGCACTTTTTCGTTGTATTTGTAGTAATAACCGTCGTTCTGCTCGTCCTCTGTCAATATTTTGTAGTTGATTTCCTCCTCATACTGCTTTATGACGAACAATTCCGTGTCAACATAGAATGACAACTGCTGCATTTCACTGTTGCTATATGACGACTTGTCATAATTGTTGATTTGATTCGGTTTTACTCCGAACGCTGCTGCAATCTGCAACGCCGTGTATTTCTTTAGTTCAAAGAACTGTGCATCTGTCAACTTTACGTCAAGAGGCGTGAGTTTCATTCCTAACGGAACAGGCAGAATCTTTCCAGTGTTCTTTGCCCCGCTGCCGAACTCCTCAAATGATTTCACAAGTGCCTCTTTCGCCTTTTCATTGAGTTCTCCGGTATATTCAAGCGTCGCCTTTGCTGTCAATCCCGATTCGTACAGATTATTCATATAGTCCTGCGATGCAGACGCTCCGGAGACGGTGTCTTTCAAAATCTGCTGCACTGGTAGTCCTGTGATGCCGTCGAAACTGAATGATGTTTTGAAGTGCATCACCTCGTCTGTACTGAATATGTATTGACGACCGGATGTCGGGTCTGTGTAGACATACCACAACCGCCCTACTCCTGCGAAAATTCCTGCATCATCAACTATGATTTGCACACAATTACTCTGCATCACCCACATATCAATGATTTTGAACTCTCCGCCGTATTTCTTGCGGACAAATTCTTTTCGCATATATACATATCCGTTCCCGTAGTGACAACGGTTCATTTCTACCGTGTTCCAAAATACCGTTGGTGTCATAAAAGGATTCGGTCTCTTTGTCAGCAGTTTCGACGTTCCGGTCTGTTCTGCCTCAATGATTCCTTTGTCCGTTTTCTGATAATATTTGATAGGCATTTTTGCCAGTGTTTCCGACAACATCTTGAGACAGGTGAAATATGTCACCTCGGATGTCGGTCTTTTCTTTGTCAATCCCAAACGCTCAAGAAATGAGTGAGAATTGAGCGACACCACACCTCCGCTGTCCTGTGGTTCTCCTCTCCACCAATTCACGAACCTTTTTGCAAGTTTTTGAAATGGATTCATATTCACTTTTCACCGCCTTTCTGCATATATTTTTCAAACTGTTCAAGCCATTCATTGACCGTTTCGTTTATATCCGGTTTGTATTCTTCTTTCATTGCTGCTTTCCATGCGTCGATGATTGCATCTATCGGGTCAATTCGTTCTGTCGAAATGTCCTTGTCAATCTTGATTTCTCCGTAATTGTTTGAAATCGTCTTTGCGTTTGCTATCGACCACAACAACAATTCGTCTTTCGGAACAATCTTTTGATTTCCTGCTTTTCCAACCTCAACGCCCTCTATTTCCACATTTTTTGTTAGAATCTCAAGTCTGAAATCAACTGTTGCGTCATTCAGTTCTTTCGCCGTCTGTGTCACCGATACGGAATCAAATCCCAACGCCTCAAGGTCTGACAAGAACGCCGATGCGTTGTGTGGGTCGTAACAAATCAACTGCGGTTTCAATCCGTACTCCTCAATCAAATCCTCAAGGTATTTGATGATGTACTTGTAATCTGTCTTTATTCCTCCCAGTGTTTCCGTAACTGTCACAAGACCTTTTTCAATCCAAATATCATACGGTACTTTGTCCGTTTTGATGTGTTCATCCACTCTTGAGGCAGGAATGAACGAATGTGTGTGAACAAAATACTTTTTCACTCCGTCGACCATAAAAGGAATGACGATTGCTATTGATGTCAAGTCGCCTCCGGATGACAAGTCAACTCCGACATAACACTTTGAACCTCTGAAATCTTTCAGCGATTTCAGAACTGCACACGCTTTCCATGCTGCTATGTCTTTGATATACAGAGAATTAGACCATTGCATCCACATATCAAGCTGCTTGACGAGAAAATCTCGCAAATCTTCCCCGCCCATATCACGGGCGGTATGTGCGACCGGAATCATGTTCTCAAGAGCGTCTCTGTCAAATTCAAGAATCGGATTTGCTTTCAACCAATTCTCCGGACAATATATGTCGTCGTCTGCGTCCATCTGTGCGATATATACAAACTGACTATCATTTTCAAACACGCCCCTCAAGAGGTTGCAACAATACTCATAGAGTTTATAGCACGGCGATTTGAGGTCGAATCCTGCTGTTGTTATTACCGAAATCAACGCCGATTTCAGTTTCTTGATGCCACCCTCAAGCAACTTATACATCTGATTTGTCTTGTGGGCGTGATACTCGTCGACGATTCCCAAATATGCACGGTGTCCGTCAAGTGACTTTGTGTCTCCGGACAACGCTTTGATTTCCGAATGTGTCAGCAGACAATCAATCGTGTGGTTATGTTCGTGAACCTTGAACCACTCCGACAACTCCTCGTCAGAATTGATGAATTTGACAATTTCATCAAAAACGATGTTCGCCTGTTCCTGCTTTGTCGCCGTACAAAATATTTTTCCGTATTTGTACCCGTCAAAATTCCCGTAATACGCTGCAAGAATGCCATTCAAAAACGACTTTCCGTTCTGTCTGCCTAATTGCACATAGGACGTTCTGAATCGTCTATATGACTTTTCCTTTGTTCTCCATCCATTGAGAGAGCCTAAAATGAAACACTGGAACGGATATGCCGTCACCGTTTCGTTGTCCTCACCCTCTGCGATAGTCAACTCCTCCGCAAAATTGATGATTTCCTCTGACTTCTCAACGTCGAAATAATACTTATATGGTGCTGCTTTCGCCCTCTCAAGGTCGTCAAGGTGTCTTTGACAAGCAAGTTTGACAAGTTCACCCGCCGGATTTTTGCCCGCCACCACGTCAAGGGCGTATTGTGTGCATCGGTCGATTATTTTTTCAGTTTGTGCCATGCGTTATTGAGCATATTTCGCAAACTTGTTCTCCGGCTTTGCCTCCTTTGCTTTCGGAACTATCAAACGACATCGACTTGACACCGTCATTCCGAAATCGGATGCACCTTGCCGACATTGTTTCAAACATCGGTCTTGTATAATCATGAGGCGCTCCCGTTCTCCGTTCACAACTTGCTTTGTTCCGACCTGCACACGTTCTTTTTCTCCTGTGTCCGGATTTTCCTGCGTCTCATACACCGGAACATCTACCATCAACGGAGTTTCTCTGATTTGCTCCGTGATTTCGATATACTGCTCCTGTGAAATCAACAGTCTTGCCAATGCGTCACAATCAAGATTCGCAATCAGTTTGATTTCGAGGAGTTCTTTTGCCAACTTCCGGAATTTTTTCTTTTGCTCCGGTGTCAAGTATGCCGGAGGCTTGACCTTGTCGTTTGGTGCGACGACCTCCGCATTTTTTCTCGCCTCAATTTCTGCTTTTGTGAGGTGTTTTTTGCCTTTCATAACCACTAAATCAGTAGGTTGTCTCTGTCCTGCCATAGCAACGTCAAACCTCCTTTCTGTCTAGTGTTTCAGCAATTTGTGTCACATTCTGACACCCTCCTCCGGATGCACCTCTTTATTGAAATTCTCGTGGGGAGTTTTCTCCACGGAAAAGAGGGGGCGTGACTAATTTTGAATCACTCAAAACTTTTTCATACCCCCCTGCGTCTCGGAAATGGTACTCTATTAGCGACCTCAACTGCGTCTGCGTTGCTTTCATGCTTGCCTTGCTCTGTTTATACAAGGCGGTGATGATGCTGTGTGATGATTGATTGAGAGGTATCAAGTTCAACGGATTCAACCTCTGCTCCCAATCCTCGTCAACTTCAATGATGTGGTGTACCGGTTCGCAGGTCAGCAGTTCATGTCTGATATACAATGCGTATATATCCACGTTGTCAAACACATTGATGATGCACTCTCGCATTGTTCTCCATTCCCTTGAGATATAGAACTCTGCTGCCCTCTTGTCTCTCCTCGTGTTGTTATAGACCACGAATCTTGACGGTGCTTTTTCCTCGCACTCCTCACACATCTTGAGCGATTGAGGAATCAGCTTGCCGCACCTGCATGATTTCAATAGCACGTTCTCACTCCTCTCTGCTCTGTCTCTCCTGCTGCCTCTGCTCTATCACAAGAGGCAGGCAGCATCGCACACCGTGTCCTGCTGCCCGCATATAGTAGGAGGGCAAACAGGCAAGAAAAAAGCGACTGCACATCTGCAATCGCTCGTCTCAACTGTTCACGCTATCATAATACCACTTTGATTTTCACTTTTGTTCACCATCTTTTACCCACAAAAAAACCACGTTTTTACCATCATTTTACCCTGTTTTCGTTTTCAATCGTTCTGTTTTCTATTGCTTTTGCACCAAACAATTTGATTGAGAGCCTTTCAATCATGGTCTTGCACCATCGCTTTGGAGAGTTCCGACCGCATCCGCTCTCCCGTGCTATCTCCTCATAGGTTTTCCCATGTATATAGAACGCCTCAAGTGCCTCGTATTTGTACCCCTCACCTGTCACCTCTGCGTCCTCTTTGAGCGAATTGAGAGCCTTGTTGATGTGTTCAAATAGAATCACCGTTTCTGCCCTGCACTCTCTGATAGTCTGTATATATGCCCTCTCTGCTGATATGTTATATTGCTTTATATCTGGAACTTGCCATACTTCGGACACTGCATCTTTGATATATCGCTCCATTTCACGATAATTCTCAAGATACATCTTCGTCTTTTGAATAACCGTCTGCTTTTCGTCGTCTGCCATTCCTTTTCCTCCTCCGCATCGGTAAACCGTGCATTTTGTGCCAATTATTTGTCGTCTCCCGGATTTTTCTCTCTGATGCTTGATTTATTCTTTCGAATGCCCTCGCTGCGTCCTCTGTTGAAATTCCTCGTTCTGAAAGTCCCTCTTTTAACGTTTTTTGGCTTTTTACCGTCTCTATTTTCTGGATTTCTCCAATTTCCGGCTTTTTCACCGTCGCTTTTTTCGATGCCTCCGCAATTATGTCCGAAATCTCGTTTTCGTTTTTTCCTGCCGCCCTCATTTTCTGAATTACATCATATATCTCCTTTAATACGCCCATATCATCACATCCATCCTTTTTGCTTATGAAAAAGGGAGTTCTTCGTCTATCCCGTCTGGAATATTCATGAATCCGTCACCCGATTCCGAATATTGCTCCGGATTTCCATTGTTTTTCCCTTCTGCACGTTT